ACCGACTTTCAGGTGCAAATCGTAACACACTCATTGCGGGAGGAATTATGGCAAACACTGCTGAGATATTCAATTTTCCAGTGCCGGATGCGGCACAAAAGGAGCCGCGCGTGGCAGATCTCGATGATGGTTATACGCGCATTGCAAATGAGTTGCTGGAAGCTGTGATGCTGGCCGGATTAACACAGCACCAGCTTCTGGTCTTCCTGGCTGTCATGCGCAAAACATATGGCTTTAATAAAAAACTGGATTGGGTGAGCAACGAGCAACTTTCCGAGTTGACCGGGATATTGCCGCACAAGTGTTCTGCTGCAAAAAGTGTTCTGGTAAAGCGTGGGATTTTTATTCAGAGCGGGCGGAATATCGGCATTAATAATGTGGTCAGTGAATGGTCAACATTACCCGAATCAGGTAAGAAAAATAAAGTTTACCTGAAAGAGGTAAATTTACCTGAATCAGGTAAGAAAAGTTTACCCAAATCAGGTAAAGGCACTTACCCGAATCAGGTAAACACAAAATACAAACTAACAAAAGACAATATAAAACCTTTTTCGTCCGAGAATTCTGGCGAATCCTCTGACCAACCAGAAAACGATCTTCCTGTGGAGAAACCAGATGCTGCAATTCAGAGCGGCAGCAGGTGGGGGACAGCAGAAGACCTGACCGCCGCAGAGTGGATGTTTGACATGGTGAAGACCATCGCGCCATCAGCCAGAAAACCGAATTTTGCAGGGTGGGCTAACGATATCCGCCTGATGCGTGAACGTGACGGCCGTAACCACCGCGACATGTGCGTGCTGTTCCGCTGGGCATGCCAGGACAACTTCTGGTCCGGTAACGTGCTAAGTCCGGCCAAACTCCGCGACAAGTGGACCCAACTCGAAATCAACCGTAACAAGCAACAGGCTGGCGTGATAGCCGGAAAATCAAAACTCGACCTGACAAACACTGACTGGATTTACGGGGTGGATTTATGAAAAACATCGCCGCACAGATGGTTAACTTTGACCGTGAGCAGATGCGCCGGATCGCCAACAACATGCCGGAACAGTACGACGAAAAGCCGCAGGTACAACAGGTAGCGCAGATCATCAATGGTGTGTTCAGCCAGTTACTGGCAACTTTCCCGGCGAGCCTGGCTAACCGGGACCAGAACGAACTGAACGAAATCCGCCGCCAGTGGGTTCTGGCTTTCCGGGAAAACGGGATCACCACGATGGAACAGGTTAACGCAGGAATGCGCGTAGCCCGTCGGCAGAATCGACCATTCCTGCCATCACCCGGGCAGTTTGTTGCCTGGTGCCGGGAAGAAGCATCCGTTACCGCCGGGCTGCCAAACGCCAGCGAGCTGGTTGATATGGTTTACGAGTATTGCCGGAAACGTGGCCTGTATCCAGATGCAGAGTCTTATCCGTGGAAATCAAACGCGCACTACTGGCTGGTTACCAACCTGTATCAGAACATGCGGGCCAATGCGCTGACTGATGCGGAATTACGGCGCAAGGCTGCCGATGAACTGGCCTGTATGACAGCGCGAATTAACCGTGGTGAGGCGATACCTGAACCAGTAAAACAACTTCCTGTCATGGGCGGGAGACCGCTTAATCGTGTTCAGGCTCTGGCGAAGATCGCAGAAATCAAAGCGAAGTTTGGGCTGAAAGGAGCAAGTGTATGACGGGCAAAGAGGCAATTATTCATTACCTGGGGACTCATAAGAACTTCTGTGCGCAGGACGTTGCCGCGGTAACAGGCGCAACCGTAACCAGCATAAATCAGGCTGCGGCTAAAATGGCGCGGTCAGGAATCCTGGTCGTTGATGGTAAGGTCTGGCGAACGGTGTATTACCGGTTCGCTACCAGAGAAGAACGGGAAGGAAAGGTGAGCACGAATCTGATTTTTAAGGAGTGTCGTCAAAGTGCCGCGATGAAGCGGGTGTTGGCTTTATATGGAAGAGAGTAGGTATGAGCAATTATTGTTACTAATTTTAGTTTTACGACATTCGTGATAACTAAATAATTGATGTGTGGAACTGAATTATAAAGGGGATGATGTTTTGGGAAATAAAGAAAATATCGATTGTAAGCACACAAGAAGCTCATGCTATAAAAACAAGCAGATGAAAGATGTTATTTATATTACATTGCCTAAACTCACTGAAGAAGAAGTAGAAATTTTTAAGGGACCAATGCATAAAGCATTGCTTGCAGGGATAAATGTTACAAAAAAGGCAGTTTCTGATGCCCTGCTAAACAAAGGGATAAAAGTTGAATTTAAATAGAGTAATTCAGTGGCAACAATAGCACTCATTTGTGAGTGCTATTGAAATTTATTAGAAAATAATGTTTGCTATATCCGAGATAGCATTTAAAGAACCTCTGTGGTCACTTCCTGTTTTAGGTAAAATATAGGAATATCGAGGGTCTTCATTATATGTTAACTTCCAGTGTTTTCCATCGCTTGACGCACTGAAACCTAAGTCCTTTAAATTTCTTTGTGTTGCGCTATCCATGCTTCTGTAACCTGTTAAAGTCCTTTTAAGTAATTGGCGGCGACTCTCGGTTTCTTTATTGTATTCATTATTGGCAATTAGGGATGATAAGATATGGTAGCTTCTACCAAATTCATTTTTATTTTTTATGGCAGTTTTTAGTGCGTCAATAATTATATTTTTGATTTCTCCATCAAAAAAATCAGTCTCTTCACCAGCATTAAGCACAATGCTTCCTTGGGCTGAAGCTTGTGATTGAAGAGTGCGTACTCTGTGCTCTAAAGAGGAGATCTTATGCTTAAGATCTTCTATTTGGTCATCTTTCGCAACATTATCGGCTTCGTAAAGCGCCATCAGTTCGCGTGTGTATTCTCCTCTTTCTTTGAGTGAGTTAATAGAGTCTTTCGTTTTTCTGGTTTGTATCTCACTCCATCCACTATCTGAGACAGGAGCCATTGTAGTCGTAGCTCTTACAACATCATCAAATAACTCATCTTCAAATTCTTTTGCGGTTTTCTCACCACGGCGATAAAAACTGATATTTTGACCCCGTGGCCAATAGATACCAACAGCACCAGCATAGGCATTTTTAGCATTTGTCTCATTTTTTAGCTTAATAGAAAATAGTCTATTGCTAGGCTCAATTAATACATGTGCTAATCCGCATACCTTTCTTGCAAGGCGTTCTGGGATGATATTGTGAGCATGTTCATTAAAAAAATACTTGGAGCTAACGTATATTATTGGTAGTCTGTTGTCAGTTTCACCATTTATAACTTTAGCTGCTATATTTAAATGTTCATCAGTATCATCTAAGGAATGAGGTTCGACTGACACCTTGAAAATATCATCAAGACCACCAGAAAATTTATCAATCAATCTCATAACAACTAATGGTTTCTTAGGTTGCGGGGCTAGATAAGCTGCATCTTGGCTTACAACGCTAGATTCCACCTGAATCCACATGGTATCAGTTTTGAGATTTTTATTAATTGAAATATCTGTTACCCATTTGTGTGGCTCAGATATTTTCGAATACCTAAAACAGCCTAAACTAGTATCTTTGTTTTTATAAGTTATTATATCAATTCTTTCATTTTTAGACTCTATGAAGTACTCCTCGCTTTTATAATCACATACTAATTGTGCTGGAATAAAAGTTGTATGTGGTGAGTCGTTTACCCAAGAAAAACATTCATTAAAGATCTCAGCTAGAGATGTGGAGTTTGAAACATAAAAACCAGTTGAGAAATATTTCATGAAATTTCCTTATTAAAAATGAGATTAATCTCATTGGCTATGATAATTGTTACCCTCCTTTGGATCTAGTGTTCATTTGACATAAGAACCTATTGATTCATCATAATCAACTCGCCATAATCATGTCATCGGAGCCTGAACAACTCCGGTGACTTCTGCGCTTTGAGGGGACTCAAAGTGCAAACGACAATCAGAACACCTTTCAACCAGTCACAGATGCAGAAATGCACCTGCGATATCTTGCATCCAACGTTTGACCTCTGCGGAGGTGAAGCGTGAACCTCCCACAAGATGGTATCAAATTGCATCGCGGTAACTTCACCGCTATCGGTCGGCAGATCCAGCCTTATCTGGAGGACGGCAAATGCTTTCGCATGGTGCTTAAACCGTGGCGCGAGAGACGCAGTCTTTCCCAGAATGCACTCAGCCACATGTGGTACAGCGAAATCAGTGAATACCTCATCAGCAAGGGTAAAACGTTCGCCACTCCAGCTTGGGTAAAAGATGCTCTCAAACACACATATCTCGGTTATGAAACCAAAGACCTGGTTGATGTCGTAACCGGTGATATCACCACTATCCAGTCGTTACGCCATACCTCCGATCTTGATACCGGAGAGATGTATGTCTTCCTGTGTAAGGTTGAAGCCTGGGCGGTGAATATTGGCTGCCACCTGACTATTCCGCAGAGCTGCGAGTTCCAGCTGCTCCGCGACAAGCAGGAGGCGTAATGGCTACACCGCTTATTCGTGTCATGAACGGACACATCTACAGAGTACCAGATCGTCGTAAGCGTAAACCGGAGCTGAAGCCTTCCGAAATACCAACACTGCTCGGATATACCGCCAGCCTGGTTGATAAAAAATGGTTGCGACTGGCAGCAAGGAGGAATCATGGCTGATTTGAGAAAAGCAGCGCGTAGTCGGGAATGCCAGGTAAGAATCCCTGGCGTATGTAATGGCAACCCTGAAACGTCTGTACTGGCACATATCCGGCTGACTGGATTGTGCGGCACCGGTACCAAACCGCCAGACCTGATTGCCACCATTGCATGTTCTGCCTGCCACGACGAAATCGACCGCCGCACACATTTTGTCGATGCTGCATATGCAAAAGAATGCGCGCTGGAAGGTATGGCGAGAACACAGGTTATCTGGCTGAAAGAGGGGGTTATTAAGGCGTGAATACCTACAGCATCACATTACCCTGGCCTCCGAGCAATAATCGCTATTACCGCCATAATCGCGGGCGCACGCACGTCAGCGCAGAGGGGCAGGCATACCGCGATAACGTCGCCCGAATCATTAAAAACGCAATGCTGGATATCGGCCTGGCTATGCCTGTGAAAATCCGCATTGAGTGCCACATGCCGGATCGCCGTCGCCGTGACCTGGATAATCTGCAAAAAGCCGCTTTTGACGCACTCACTAAAGCAGGTTTCTGGCTGGATGATGCTCAGGTCGTTGATTACCGCGTTGTGAAGATGCCTGTTACCAAAGGTGGGAGGCTGGAACTGACCATCACCGAAATGGGGAATGAATGATGTTTGAGTTTTATATGGCAGAACGTCTTCGCCACCGCTGGGGGCGTCTGCGCTTATATCGTTTCCCCGGTTCTGTTTTGACCGATTACCGAATACTGAAGAATTACGCCAAAACCCTGACAGGAGCAGGAGTATGAAGTCAGAGATAACAATCAACTAATACTGTTTTGTTGATTTTTGCTTGTAATTGGCGTTCTGGTCTGATTTTTGTGGAGTAAGTTGATGCGTGATATTCAGATGGTTCTTGAGCGTTGGGGAGCGTGGGCGGC